AGAGGTTACTCTATGAATAGACCGGATAAATCTTATAATAAATTATCCGCTACAGAAAAAGAAATAGGTGGAATACCTAATTCATCAAACGACGTAAAGCAAGCGCATGCCGCTGCCATAGAATCATATATTGAAAAGCATGTTGGTAGAAAAGGAGATGGATATGGTGATATGTATTTTACAAGAACATTAGAAGATTGGACAAAGTTTGATATAAATAACAGAACAAAGTTTGATGCTTCAATAAGTTCAGGGTTGGCCATAATGGCGTGTAACAGAAATTTGTACGCACCAACTCAAGAAAGACAAGTCAGAGCTATAAATCTTGGTATTAAAAGGTATGACAACAAAGGTTCAAGATCAAAAATAATTTAAATAAATGATTAATAAAGCTATAAAGAGTTCTTTTCCCAGCCAAGCGGTTAGTGATTTAGAAAAAATGAGTGCAGAATATGGTGCGCAGGTTGGTAGAGCTATAGAACATGAATGGTTTAATTCCAAAGATGGATATAATGGCAAAAATGGTTCTGGTAGATATTCAACATCTAGACAATCATTTCATTCATTAAGACTATACGCGAGAGGAGAACAGTCTGTTAGAAAATATAAAGATGAATTATCTATAAACGGTGATTTGTCTTATATGAATTTAGATTGGAAGCCTGTGCCAATTATACCGAAGTTTGTTGATATTGTTGTAAACGGTATGGCTGATAGGTCTTATGATATAAAAGCTTACTCGCAGGATCCAGCATCGATAAAAGAAAGAACAGATTATGTAACTAAAATAGCTGAAGATATGGCTGCGCAACCATTTAATGATGCGGTAGCTGTTCAACTAGGTATTGACATATATCAAACTGATCAAGAAAAATTACCTGAAACTTCTGAAGAGCTAGAGTTGCATATGCAACTTGAATACAAGCAATCTATTGAAATAGCAGAAGAAGAGGCAATCAATAGTATATTTGATAAAAACAAATATGAATTAATATCTAGACGCATAAATAATGATTTAACAGTTATAGGTATTGGTGCGGCAAAAAGTTCATTTAACAAAGCCGAAGGTATTAAGGTTGAATATGTAGACCCTGCTGATCTTGTATATTCTAATACTGACTCACCTTATTTCGATGATATCTATTATGTGGGTGAAGTAAAAGAAATATATTTAAACGAACTTAAAAAAGAGTTCCCTGAACTAACAGATGAGCAATTAGAATCTTATAAGGGTTATAATACATCTTACACAAATACAGGATATAACTCTAAGTCAAATGAAAATAATAGCGTTTCTGTATTATACTTTGAGTATAAAACTTATGCTAACCAAGTTTATAAAGTAAAGAAAACATCAACAGGTGGTGATAAAGCTATTGAAAAAAATGATACTTTTAATCCTCCAGCTTCTGATGATTTTAGTAAAGTAGATAGAGCTATTGAGGTTATATACGAGGGGGTTAAAGTTATAGGTAGTAATGAAGTTCTTAAGTGGGAACTTAAGAAAAATATGATGCGACCAAAAGCAGATACTACAAAAGCTCAAATGAGTTATGCTATTTGCGCACCTAGAATGTATGAAGGAAGAATAGAATCACTTGTTAGTCGTATGACTAATTTTGCAGATATGATTCAGTTGACACATTTGAAACTACAACAAGTATTATCAAGAGTTGTACCTGACGGTGTTTACTTAGATGCAGATGCTTTAGCGGAAATTGATTTAGGTAACGGAACAAATTACAATCCTCAAGAAGCATTGAACATGTATTTCCAAACTGGTAGTGTTATTGGTAGATCAATGACTCAAGATGGAGATATGAATAGAGGAAGATTACCAATTACAGAACTTAATTCTAGTGGTGGTAATAATAAAATAAGCGCATTAATAAGTACATATAATTACTATTTACAAATGATGCGTGATGTAACTGGTTTAAATGAAGCCAGAGATGGAAGTATTCCAGATAAAAACGCTTTAGTTGGATTACAAAAATTAGCAGCAGCTAATTCTAATACAGCAACAAGGCACTTATTGCAATCAAGCTTGTTTATAACCCTATCAATGGCAGAGTGTATTGCAATGCGAGTGTCAGATGTTATAGAATATTCTCCTACTAAAGAATCATTTATAAAAACTTTAGGTAAATTTAATGTAGCTACTTTAGAAGAAATGGCTAACCTACATTTACACGACTTTGGTATATTCTTAGAATTAGCTCCAGACGAAGAAGAAAAGCAAAAATTAGAAAATAATATTCAAGTTGCTTTACAATCTGGACAAATATATTTAGAAGATGCTATAGAAGTTAGAGAAGTGCGTAATATAAAATTAGCGAACCAGCTTCTTAAAATACGTAGAAAAAAGAAACAACAATTAGATCAAGAGCAACAACAAAGAAACATAGAGGCTCAAACACAATCTAATTCACAGTCAGCTCAAGCGGCAGCCCAAGCTGATATGCAAAAGCAACAAGCGTTAACTGAATCTAAAGCACAGTTAGAACAAATTAAAAATCAATTAGAAATAGCTAAGCTTGAAAGAGAAGCGGCTATAAAGAAAGAATTGATGGAGCACGAGTTTAACTTAAACATGCGTTTACAAGAAATGCAAATGAAACAAGTTAACGAAAAAGATAAATTCAAAGAAGACCGCAAGGACGAAAGAACAAAAATACAAGCATCACAACAAAGTGAGCTTATAGATCAAAGAAAAAATAATGCACCACCTAAAAACTTTGAATCCGCAGGAATGGATAACTTAGGTGGATTTGGCTTAGAGCAATTTGAGCCTAGATAAATTTTTTTTAACTATTTAATTATATTATATTATGTCAGAAGAAAATCAACCAATTGAAGAGGTTGTAGAAGAAACTGTTGTGGAAACTAATGAAGCAACACAATCTGAAGAATCTAAACAAGAAATCTCTTATAAAGAGGTAAAAGAAGACGGGACTATAAAATTAGACCTTGGAAAATTAAAAGAATTTCAAACTCAAAAAACAGAACAAGATGCCAAAGGGAGTAAAGTATATGAAAGCAAAACCGAAAGCGAAGAAGAAAGTAGCAAGCAAGAAGAAAAGCAAGAAATCGAAGAAATCAGCGTACTAGAAGAAGTAACTGAAGAAGAAGAGGTGCAACAACCACAAGTTCAATTAACAGAACCTGAGGTAATAGAAAAAACAGAAGCCGCTCCTCAAAGGGTTTTACCAGAAAATATTGAAAGTCTGGTTAAATTTATGGAAGACACCGGTGGAAGTATAGAAGAATATGTTAGATTAAATGCTGACTATTCAAATGTTGATAACAACACATTATTAAAAGAATATTATAAGTCAACCAAAGGTCATTTAGATAATGACGAAATAAACTTTTTAATTGAAGACAGGTTTTCATATGATGAAGACGTGGATGATGATAGAGATATTAGAAAGAAAAAGTTGGCAATGAAAGAAGAAATTGCAAAAGCTAAGAAATTTCTTAATGGTATGAAAGATGAATATTACAAAGAAGTCAAGTTGGGTTCTAAGTTATCATCTGAACAACAAGAAGCTATTAACTTTTACAATCAATATAACCAAGAACAAGCTACTGCTAGTGAGGTTCAACAAAAACAGTACAAGCAATTTGAGCAAAGTACCAATAATGTTTTTGACAATAATTTCAAAGGTTTTGATTTTAAAGTTGGAGACAAAAAGTATAGGTATAATGTAAAGAACGCAAGTGATGTTAAGAATTACCAAAGCGACATATCTAATTTTGTGAGGGAGTTCCTCGACGAAAAAGATATGATGAAAGACGCTAAAGGTTATCATAAAGCTTTATACGCGGGTAGAAATATTGATAAAATTGTATCACATTTTTACGAGCAAGGTAAAGCTGATGCTATAAAAGAAACCGCTTTAAAATCAAAGAATATTGATATGGGCGCTAGAACTGTTAAACCAGTTGTAGAAGCCGGCGGAATGAAATTTAAAGTATTAGGCGGTGATGATAGTTCAAGGTTGAAATTTAAAATAAAAAAATAAAACAACTTTAAAAAAACAAAAAAATGGGATTTAATACATCTTTAGGGTTAGCTGGATCATATTCACTAACTCCAATGCCAACTCCTACTGTAAGCGATACTAACTATATTGACTTTACATCTTCTGCTACAGCTGGATGGGCACAACAATACTTACCTGAATTATACGAGCAGGAAGTAGAAAGATATGGAAATAGAACTGTATCTGGATTCTTAAAAATGGTAGGAGCTGAAATGCCAATGTCTTCTGACCAAGTTATCTGGTCTGAGCAAAACAGATTACACATTGCTTACAAAAACGATGCTGTAACTGCTAACTCAACTGTAGTACTTGCTACTGGAACAGGGGTTGTAACTTTAGGATCTGCTTTAAGCAACGCTATTAGAGTAGGTAATACTGTTATTATCTGTGATAATGCAACTGGACTTAAAACTCTTAAGTGTTATGTATCTGCTGTATCAGGACAAACTTTTACATTGAAAACTTACACTCAAGATGCTTTTACAACTGTAGTATCTGACGGTGGGGCAATCAACGTATTTGTTTATGGATCTGAATTTGCTAAAGGAACTGCAAGTATGTCAGGACAACTTAAGCCACAATTTACTCAGTTTAACAACAGACCAATCATTATCAAAGATCAATTTGAAATCGCTGGATCTGATACTGCTCAAATTGGATGGGTTGAAACAACTGACGAAGCTGGACAAAGCGGTTACTCTTGGTACTTAAAAGCTGCTGGAGAAACTAGACTACGTTTCGAAGACTACTTAGAAACTTCTATGATTGAAGCTGTTGAAACTGTTTCAGGTAATGCTGATACTTCTGTTTCTGATGCTGATGGTAGTGGACAAAGTGGTATTCACGGTACTGAAGGTTTCTTCGCTGCTGTAACTTCAAGAGGTAACATTTTTGAAGACTTAGCTTCTTTAGGAGACTTCGATCTTTTACTTAAAAACTTAGACAAGCAAGGTGCTATTGAAGAAAACATGTTATATGTAAATCGTTCTTTAGCTCTTACTTTAGATGATATGGTTGCTGGATTAAACTCTAACTATCAAGGAGGCGCTTCTTTTGGTGTATTCCAAAATGACGCTGACATGGCGTTAAACTTAGGTTTCTCTGCTTTCCGTAGAGGATCTTAT